TTGTTAATTTGCAAGGCCGTTATGGCACACTTAGAACATATTATTTTGATAGTTCTGGTGTTAAAACTATTTTCAATTCAAATATTGGTACAATTGATTATCAAGAAGGTATCATTACATTAAACTCATTTAATCCCCTTACAATCGATAATGATTTTGGTCAACTATCTGTAATGGCCACACCAACTACAACAATTGTTTCTTCTTCATACAATCGAATTATTACTGTTGATCCTTTTGATCCAACAGCAATAACCGTTAACGTTACCGCCAAATCATGACTATTGCTAGCGGCCAAAAAACATCACTATTAATACCATCACAGCTTCCCGAATTTGTTCGGGATGACCCGGCGTATGCTAATTTTGTATTATTTCTACAGGCATACTATGAATGGTTGGAACAAAATAATAATGTAGAAGATAGAACAAAGAACATTTTAAATTATACCGATATTGACCAAACATCGGCTGAATTTTTAGATTATTTTTATGAAGATTTTCTATCTTATTTTCCTGATGAAATTCTAGCAGACAAACAAAAGGTTGCTAAGATTGCAAGAGACCTTTATCAGTCAAAAGGTACACAGGCGGCATATCGTTTTCTTTTCAGAACATTATACAATACTGATGTGGAATTCTTTTATACCAAAGATGCCGTTCTTCGTGCATCATCAGGTAAATGGTACATTGCAAAAAGTTTAAAATTAGATTCAGATAATGTAAACTTCTTAGATTGTGTCAATTATCGAATCTTTGGTGAAACATCTAAGTCTATTGCAACAATTGAAAATGCAATTATTTCTGGTAACAAAATAGAATTATTCATTTCTGATATTCAACGACTGTTTCAGTCTGGTGAATTTGTTCGTGTAGTTGATGTTAATAATCAAGATATCTTATTTGATGGTCAACCACTCATCGCAAAAATTGTAGGTCAGATTAGTCAAATTCGTATTAACCCAAATTATCGTGGGTTATTATACCAACCAGGTGATCCAGTTATTGTATATGGAGGATTGAATTCGGCTAATGGTGAAGGTGCTACGGCTACTGTAGGTGAAACTACTTCTGGATCAATTCAGCGTATTAAATTAGAAACTGGAGGTTATGGTTATCGTAGTAATCCAAACACCATTATTACAATATCAAATGCTCCTGGTGCCGTTGCAGTTGTTGGAAGTTTAAGTCCCTCAGCAAATAGTATTGCTAATGTTACTTTTGTACCAACAGATGTTATTTCTTTAAAACGATTAACACAGATAGGTGCAGCAGATTATGCTTTCTCTAATGTGGCTTTGGCTAATGCGAACACCACATTGGCCAATGCATTTACATATACTGGATTTTCTGCATTTCCTATTTCTTCTGTTTTAGTAGAAAACTCTGGTGGAGGAATTTCTTCTATACCATCAATTGATGCTACCTCACAATACACAACCGATGTGTCGGGTAGTTTAGCTAACTTGAAAAATTTAGGTATTTTGGCACCAATACAAATTATTTCTGCTGGTCGAGGTTATCAAAACAATGATATTATTCTATTTACTGGTGGCTCTGGGCTAGGCGCCAATGCCAAAGTAAGTTCTGTAGGAAGTAATGGACAAATATTATCCATTCAATACACATACCCATCACAAAGATTAACATATCCATTAGGTGGATTAGGTTATCGTGGTGATGCTTTGCCATCTGTAACTGTATCATCTGCCAACGTTGCAGCTGCAAATGCTGTATTGGTAGTTCCTGGAATATTAGGTGATGGAGCAACTTTCTCATCAATTGTGGATCGTGTTGGTTCAATTACATCAATTAATATTTTAAATGCTGGTGAAGATTATGTAGCTACACCAAATGTTTCACTTAAAATTCAAGACATTGTTGTAGCCAATTTAACAATTAATACTGTGCCTGTTGCTGGTGATATTGTATATCAAGGTGTAACATTAGCTAACTCAACTTATCAGGCCACAGTAGATTCAACTTCATTATTAACACCTTTTGGCAATCCATTACAATCACTATACCGTTTAAGAGTATATGGTTATACAGCATCTCCTAATCCAAGTCAAGTTATTCGTATTGCAAATAGTTCAACCATAATGTCTATGACTGGTGCCTATTCAACCATCAATACTGCAACACGATTTGATTCTACAGGTTTAATTACATATGGTGATGGTACTGGTCGTGCAGATGCTTCATTCTTAAATGGTCTGGTAATTAGCCAAGGACAATACCTTGATACAACTGGTCAACCAAGTTCATTTGATGTTCTACAAAGTGAAATCTATAACAATTTTACATATCAAATTACATTAGAAAAAGAAATTGCAAAGTATAGAGATACATTGCTGAACTTACTACATCCAACTGGTATGAAGGTCATTGGTCGGTATGCAATGAAATCTAATGATGCAATTGATTTGACTACCGTTTCAGCATTAGACACAGGTTTCCCATTAGGTTATTATACTGGAGATCCTGGTTCTTATGTGACCATGAGTTCAACATGGACGAATTACAGTAATAATATTGTTAACTTTAAATCACTTGTTGGTGCCAACTTACAAAATATTGTATTACCAAATAGTAGTTTGGCCATTACATTGACCAATGGATTCCAAATATTCTCTGAAGTGGCTGAGATTTATGGTAACGGAGCCAACAATGTTGTTCTCAAAGATAATGTTTGGTTGACCTATGCAAATGTTGCCTATGTGACAGCAAATGCTGGTAGTAACGTCATAAATATAACATCATTGACAGGTTCTTATAACATTGTTAACGGTGGCGCTTACAGTAATACACAGTATCCACTTAAAGATATCGTGTTTGCTGGTGATAAAGTGCTGGTAGCCAACAATACTGAAAAAACGGTACAAAGTGTTAACTGGACTGGTGGTACAGTTACTTTGACCAGTAATTTGGCCAACACAGTTAATTCATTGATGTCGGTACAGAGAACAGTTAATACAACAGATGTCATTATATACGGACCTGTTGGCCAACAATATTCACCTGAGTTAATTACACAGGATGGAGATACAATTGCAACACAAGATAACAACGTCATTACACTAGGGTAACAAATGTCCACAGTAAAAATTACAGACCTGCCAGTCATATCAAGTTTAGATGCCAATACAGGCAACACCATTCTTGTTGGTGTAGATTTATCATCTGATGTCACAGGAAGAATTTCTGCTACCGTTCTTGCAGACGGCCTGTATGAAAACAAATCTCTTAAAGTTGGTCTACCTGATATTATATTTCCAAATGTGATTGCACAATTTGCTGGTTCAGGTAATCCATATCTACAAGTTAATGCACAGAATACTGATAAAAACAGTTCAATAGATTATGTAGCAACTGCTGATATTGGCACAACTGCCAATAACTTTATTGATATGGGTATGAATAATTCATTATATAATGATCCAAATTTTTCTGCACAAAAAGCCTTAGATGGTTATTTGTATGTTCACGGTTCAGTCGATTCATCTTCTGATGGTAATTTAATTATTGGTACCGTATCATCTGGTGCCAATGTGGTCTTTGCTGTAGGCGGTCAAAAGTCTGCCAATGTTGTGGCTACTATTTCTCGTTATGGTCTTTCAATGAATGGTGCAAGTTACATTAAATTTGCTGATGGTTCTATTCAGTCTGTTGCAGCTGCACCAGCAAGTTTATCTCAAGGTGCATATAATACCGCCAACTCAGCATCATCTAATACAGTTCTTATTCAAGGTGTCAATGCTACACAGAATACGAACATTACAACAGCCAACAATCATGCATGGGCAGCATTTACTAAAGCCAATAATGCTTTGGCTAACACATCAGGTACTTTTGCTGGTGATTTAACCATAACTGGCAATTTAATAATTAGTAATACTGCAACAATCAACGGAACATTAACTCCGACTCTTAGTGCAAATGGAAATGTATCAGCATACGCATCAAAACATCTTGTAGAATACAATCCAACCACAAAAGCACTTACTTACTCTAGCACACCTGATGCATCTAGTCCTTACATAACAGGATATAGTCAAGAAATCCATGTGAGTCCCGTGGCATTTAATGATAGTGGTAAAGGTACAATTGGTGATCCAGTAAAAACAATTGCTCGAGCAATACAACTAATAGCTCCTGCTTTTGAAACAACAGCTGTTAATCAAAGAAAAACAATTGTTTTACATCCAGGCGATTATGCAGAAAATGTAACAATTAATACTCAGTATACCGTTTTAACCACACATGAGTTAATAGGTAAAAGCACAACTCTTTCTGGTACTTTAACTCTTGCAACAGGATGTACCGTTGATGGTCTCAAGATGAACAATCTTGTTATCTCAGGAACTTCCGCAAATGGTTCAATTGATTTGATTGGTTGCACAGTAACGACTGCGGTAACAAAAACATCATCGGCATATACAAATTTTAGAGGATGTGATTTATCTTCATCTACATTAAGTATTACTGGTACTGGTACAGTTGTAATGGTTGGTGGTGATTATTTTACCGTTACTGTAAATAATGCAGCTGCAGCAGTTTTGGCCAAAGCGGTTGTTAGTATGGGTCCAGTTACTCTAACAGCAGGAACGCTACAACTTTCCGATACGCTGATTTATTCTGCTAATAATACATCTAATGCTATAACTCAAAGTGTTGGTTCGGTATTAACATTAAACAATTCTCAGACATTAATACCAGATTTAACAAATGTATCAAGAAATAGTTTTGGAGGTTTCTATTCTATTCTCCATTCTGTTTACGATAAAGCAAACTCTACATTTGGTGGCACATCACTAAGCTCAATTTCATACAGTCAAATTATTAATGCCGAAAAAATAAATTTAACTGCAACAACCGCTAGCACAAGTAACTTAACTGGTACTTTAATTGTTGCAGGTGGTATTGGTGTTAAAGGTAATGTTTCTGCTAATGGTATTATTTTTGATGACGGAACAAGACAAACAACTGCTGCTGCGACCGGTGGTGCAACTCTTGCTGATGTATTAGCACTATCAATTGCATTAGGATAAATAACAATTATGGCAACTCCATCAACAAGAACACAATTTAAAGACTACTGTATGCGCCGCCTAGGTTGGCCGGTCTTGCAGATTAATGTCGATGACGACCAAGTAGAGGATCGTATTGACGATGCACTATCATTTTTCAATGACTATCATTGGGATGGCGTTGAAAAAATTTATATGAAACACAAGATTACAGACCTTGATAGGTCACGCCGTTGGATTTATTGTCCAGATGCGGTAACATCTGTAACTGGTGTTTTGCCTTTTGATGACTCAAATTCTTCCATTAATATGTTTGATTTGCGTTATCAATTGCGTTTGCACGACTTATACGATTTCACATCGGTAAGTTATGTTTCATATGAAATCACAATGCAACATATTCGTTCATTGCAATTATTATTTTCAGGCACACCTCAGTTCCGTTTTAATCGTCACCAAAACAAAGTATTTTTAGACATTGATTGGGATAGAGATTTACAAACAGGTGAGTATGTCATTATCGAATGTTATCGCAAATTAGTACCAGATACAATCACATTGACTGGTAGTGTTACCGGCAATACAACATCAAATACAATTATTGGATATGGTACTAGATTCGACCAAGAAGTATTAGAGAACGATATTATCACTATTGGTACTGAATCAAAACAAATTCGCCACATCAATTCTGCCACAGAAATGACAGTAATCGATCCAATGGCTACCGTGGTTAGCAATGTTACAGTCACAACTGCGGGTATCTCTGATGTTTGGAATGACCGAACATTGAAGAAGTATGCAACTGCTCTCATCAAAAGACAATGGGGTGAGAACTTGAAAAAATTTGGTGGCATACAAATGCCAGGTGGTGTTACACTAAACGGTAAAGAGATATGGGATGAAGCGCAAGCAGAAATTGATAAGATAGAAGAAGATATGCATAACTTCAATAGTCTTCCTAGTGAAATCTTTACTGGATAATGAATGCCAACAAATTTTTACTTCAATAATTTTCCTTCTCAACAAATTACTCCCGAGCAATTGCTCGTTGAGGATTTGGTTATTGAAGCCATGCAAATCCATGGCATGGATGTTTTTTACCTTCCAAGAACTAGTCGTGACCAAGTAGATTACCTCTATGGTGAAGATACACTTAAACAATATGTAACCGCATATTCACTAGAAATGTACCTTGAAAATGTATCAGGTATGGATGGCGAACAAGATTTCATTTCTAAATTTGGACTTGAAATCCGTGATGAACTTACAATGTTGGTTTCTCGCCGTAGATTTAGATATGCAACAGGTTCATCTAATTTAATACACCCTAGAGAGGGTGATATAATCTATGTTCCTTTAGTTCAAAACTTTTTTGAGATTACCTTTGTAGAAAACGAAAACGACCAAGCAATGTTTTACACATTAGGTCGTGGGCGTGGCGGTAATGTTTATGTTTATGCATTAAGAATGAAACAGTTTGTATTTTCTAATGAGATTATTGCAACTGGTATTGAAGAAATCGATGAACAGATTAGAGATAATTATGCAAGAAGTCAATTGAATATGAGTTTGACAGTTGGTACAGGAACATACCTTGCCGATGAAGTAGTATTTCAATCTCCAGATAGAACATTGGCAAATGCAACCGCAACTGCAATTGTTCACACATGGACAAAAGGTGCAACCAGAAAACTGGATGTGTATCGTGTAATTGGTTCGTTTGCCAATTCATCAAACACTATTGGTGCAACAAGTGGTGCATATTACACTACGGCAGGTCTGATTAGTGATACTGCCTTTGATGATAGTCCTTTTGAAGATATTATTGATAACTCCAGAATCGAATCTGAATCTGATTCAATCATCGACTTCACAGAAGTTAACCCATTTGGTGAACCATAATGCTCGGTAAAGAACATTATTATAACAGAACAATACGAAAAATTGTTACCGCATTTGGAACACTTTTCAATGACATTTACCTTCTTAGATATAATAAGGCAGGCACATCTACATACGAAAGAATTAGAGTGCCATTAGCATATGGTTCTAAAGAAAGATATTTAACTCGTATTACATCAGACCCAACATTGACAAAATCTGTTGCTGTTGTTTTACCTCGTATTTCATTTGAAATGACAGGTATGAGTTATGATTCTTCTCGTAAACAAAATTCATTAATAAGAAATTTTTCACAATCAACAACAGGACTAAAAACACAATTTAATCCTGTTCCTTATGATTTTTCTTTTTCTCTGTCAATCTATGTTCGTAATACAGAAGATGGCACACAAATCATAGAACAAATTTTACCATTCTTTACTCCTGATTTTACTGTTACAGTTGATTTTATTCCTAATATGGATCCAAAATTTGATATGCCAATCATATTAAATTCGGTAAATACAACTACTGACTATGAAGGTGCAGGTAGTGATGGTGCGACAAGGTTAATAACTTGGGATTTAGAATTTACAGTTAAAGGTTATATTTGGCCGGCAGTTCAAAGTGGCCGTGGAGTAATCGGTGCTGCATATGCAAATACTGCCGCACCAGCCAATACTTCTTATGGTAGGGTGTTATCTAACATGTATATTAATACACAAGATAAACTTGCTCAAAAAGTAACTGTTGATTATGCAAATGGAAGTAATGTATTTGCCACTTCAGAATCCATTCGTGTAACCGATTCTAATAAAACGGGAAGCGTAATTTATTTTAGTAACAATTCAACAGGTGTTCTTATTGTTGGCGAATTAAACGAATTATTAGAAGTTGGAGATATTGTTAAAGGTGAATATACTAATGCAAAATATAGAGTTACCGCATTAGATGAAAGCCCCGTAAAATCTCTTGTAATTATAACACAGGCAAATCCAGCAAATGCGGATCCAGATGATGCGTATGGTTTTTCAGAAACCATTATTGAATGGCCAAATACATGAAAAATTTAAACGAAAAATTATCGGAAGTTCTCGATGTAGAACCTATCGATTTTACAGAACATAAAACTGAAATTGTTGAAGTTAAAACTCCAATTGAAGATGATGCCGAATTTGCAAGAGGTAATATTCGAAACTTGATTGAGAAAGGTAATGAAGCTATGTCAGATTTATTAAATGTGGCCAAAGCATCAGAACATCCTCGAGCCTATGAAGTTGCCGCAGGTCTAATCAAAAATTTGGCAGACCTAAATAAAGACCTGCTAGAAATTCAAAAACGCAAAAGAGACTTATCGCCACAAGAATCGTCTGGTTCTAAAAACATTAATGTCGATAAAGCAGTTTTTGTGGGTTCGACCGCTGAACTAGTCAAACTACTGAAAACAAATAAATAGGATACTATGGAAACATTAATCGAACAAATGAAAACAATTTTAGGTACAACTTTTGGGTTGTATTTTAAAGCACACTCATATCATTGGAATGTTGAGGGTCCAGACTTCGCACAATACCATGAGTTTTTAGGAAATTTTTATGAATCTGTATATGGCAATGTCGATACAATTGCCGAACATATTCGTGCTTTAGATTCATATGCACCGGTAGCTTTAAGTAGAATGTTAGAACTATCTGACATTGAAGAAAAAGATTCTATTCCAACCGCACTAGCAATGATTGCAGATTTAAAAACTGACAATGAAAGATACATGATGCATTTGCGTGCCGGTATTGCTGCGGCTGACCAAGCAAACGAACCAGCAGTAGGCAACTTTCTACAAGATATTTTAGACCAACACCAAAAACAGGGTTGGATGTTAAGAAGTTTTATTAAATAAAATGTCAGATGGATACCTTGGTAATGATAGACTGAAAAGAGTTGGTGTAGAATTATCCTACACCGAAGAGCAGGTCAAAGAAATAATTAAATGTTCCGAAGACCCGGTCTATTTCATTAAAAGTTATGTAAAGATTGTCAATGTGGATAGAGGTCTTATCCCATTTGAAATGTGGCCGTTCCAAGAGGACATGGTTACAACATTTCACCAAAATAGATTCTGTATTGCAAAGATGCCTCGACAGGTTGGTAAGACAACTACGACTGTTGGTTATATGCTTTGGTCAGTTTTATTCCAAGCAGATTACAGTATTGCGATTCTTGCTAACAAAGGTTCTCTTGCTCGTGACATTTTAAGTAGAATTCAATATGCCTATGAGTATTTGCCACTATGGTTGCAACAAGGTATTATTACTTGGAATAAAGGTAATATTGAGTTAGAGAATAAATCGAAAATTGCGGCATATGCAACATCAGCTGCAGGTGTTCGTGGTGGTTCTTACAACTTAATTTTCTTAGATGAATTTGCTTTCGTTCCCAAGAACATGGCAGATGATTTCTTCACCTCCACTTATCCAGTTATCTCATCTGGTAAGACTACAAAAGTTATTATCGTATCGACTCCGTTTGGTCTAAACCACTTCTACAAGATGTGGGTCGATGCAACAGAAGGTCGTTCTACTTACAAACCTTTAGAGGTTCATTGGTCACAGGTACCAGGTAGAGACCAAGCATGGCGAAATGAAACAATTCGGAATACATCCGAAGAACAGTTTAGGCAAGAGTTTGAAACTGAGTTTATTGGTTCATCTGCCACACTTATTTCAGGTTCAAAATTGAGGTCATTAGCATTTTATGACCCAATCGAATCGGAAGAAGGATTGGCAATATATCAGAAACCTATACCTGGTCGTTTGTATATTGCCACAGTAGATTGTGCAGAAGGTGTTGGCCAAGACCATTCGACAATTAATATTGTTGATGTTTCGGAAGTACCATATAAACAAGTCGCTAAATATAGAAACAACAAGTTACCTTTATTGTTTTTCCCAACCATCATTTACTCGTTGGCAAAGAAATACAATGAAGCCTTTGTCTTAATTGAGACAAACAACATTGGTCAACAAGTAGTTGACATTTTACACTATGATTTAGAATATGAGAACATTTATAAGTTGGAACACCACCATATAAAAGGACAATCGATATCATCAGGATTCAAAAGGTCTACAAGTTTCGGTGTCAAAACAACAAAATCAGTTAAGAAAATTGGTTGCGCTAACTTGAAAACTCTTATTGAGAGTGACAAGTTAATTGTTAATGACTTCGATACTATTGCCGAAATGAATACTTTTGTTAGGGTAAGAGATTCTTATCAGGCAGAAGAAGGAAATAATGATGACTTAGTGATGGGATTGGTTCTTTTTTCATGGTTAACTGCTCAGTCATACTTCAAAGATTCAACAAACATAGATATCCGTAAGGTTCTTTTAGAAGAACAAGACATGCTTGGAGATGAAGATTTAGTACCAGTAGGTATTATTGACGATGGTCGCCGAGAAGAAGTTATTGTAGATAATGGTGATGTTTGGACAGAAAGAGGTTATCTAACCTCAAGCTTATAAAAAACTAAATACAAAATAAAGAATTCGATCCTATAAACAAAAGGAGAAATCCATGGCATTTCAGCTCTCACCAGGAATAAATGTATCAGAAATCGACCTGACTACAATTGTTCCATCAGTCGCCACTTCAATTGGCGCATTTGCGGGGCCGTTTGCTTGGGGTCCAGCAGGTGAAATCATTACTATCTCAGACGAGGTTCGCCTTGTTGACAGATTTGGTAAACCCGATTCCAATAATTATGAATACTGGTTCTCAGCAGCAAACTTCCTAGCATACTCAAACAATCTTAAAGTTGTTCGTGCAGTTAATATTGCAACGACAAGAAACGCAACAGGCAATTCCGCTGCAGCCGTTTTAATTAGAAACGATGCAGTTTGGGAATCTAGCTTCTCTGGCGGTGCAAACACTTATGGTAATTTTGCCGCTCGTTATCCAGGTACTTTGGGTAACTCATTAAAAGTAACTATGTGTGATGCTAATACCTACTCAGGTTGGACAATTACATTAACTAACGGTTCTACTGTTAACGCACAAGCACAGTTTCAATCTGCGCCAGGTACTTCTACATATGTTTCTGCTCAAGCGGGTGCCAATGACGAAGTTCATATCTTAGTTGTTGACGAAGATGGTAGATTCACTGGTACTAAAGGTACTATTTTAGAAAAATTCCCATTTGCATCAAAAGCAGTAGATGCTAAAGACGATTCTGGTAACACAAATTATTATAAAAATGTGATTACTAATCGTTCTAGGTACATTCACTGGTTATCACACCCAACATTAGGTACAAATTGGGGTAGTGCAGCAGCAAATACAACATTTGCAAGTTTAGCATCTAATACTACTGTTGAATTATCTGGTGGTGTTGATGGTACAATTTCTTCTGCCAATGTGGCAACTGCATATGATTTATTTGATAACTCTGAATCAGTAGATATTTCATTAGTTGTTTCTGGTCCTGCCGATACAGCAGTTGTAAGTAACTTAACATCAATGGCAGAATCACGCAAAGATGTGGTTGTGTTCTTATCACCACCAAAATCAAATTGTGTTGATAATGCTGGCAATGAAACAAGTGCTATTACAACATATCGCAATACATTAACAAGTTCATCATATGCCGTTTTAGATAATAATTGGAAATATCAATACGACAAATACAATGATGTATATCGTTGGATCCCGTTGAATGGTGACATTGCAGGTCTATGTGCAAGAACCGACCAAGAAAGAGATCCATGGTATTCACCAGGTGGTTTGAATCGTGGAGTTATTAAGAATGTTATTAAGTTGGGATATAATCCAACTCAAACAGAGCGTGATACATTGTATCAAAAAGGTATCAATCCTGTTGTAAGCTTCCAAGGTGAAGGTACAGTTCTATTCGGTGATAAGACATTATTGGCAAAACCAAGTGCATTTGACCGTATCAATGTTCGCCGTCTGTTTATTGTTTTAGAAAAATCAATTGCTCGTGCTGCTCGCACATCATTGTTTGAATTTAATGACCAGTTTACAAGAGCGCAGTTTGTTTCTTTAGTTGAACCATTCTTGCGTGATGTTCAAGGTCGCCGTGGTATTGCCGACTTCCGTGTTGTCTGTGACGAATCCAATAATACTGGACAAGTTATTGACCGCAATGAATTTGTTGGTGATATCTATATTAAGCCTGCACGCTCAATCAACTTTATCCAACTTAACTTCGTTGCGGTACGCACAGGCGTATCATTCGATGAAGTCGTTGGGAAGTTCTAATAAATAGAGAAACAGGAGAAAACAAATGGCATTTAATGTAAACGAATTTAGAAGTCAACTAACAGGGGACGGTGCCCGTCCAAATCTGTTTGAAGTTTCTATGCCATTTCCTGCGTTCTCTGCGCCAGGAAATGCACAGTCAAAACTTACATTCATGTGTAAAACCGCTCAATTACCAGGTGCAACAATTGGTGTAGTACCTGTTCAATATTTTGGGCGTGAACTCAAGTTTGCAGGTAACAGAACATTTGCAGATTGGACAATTACAATTATTAACGATGAAGATTTTGTTGTTCGTAATGCTTTCGAGCGTTGGATGAACGGAATCAATTCTCATAACCTTAATATCCGTAATCCAGTCGCACTTGCACCTTTAGGTTATACAGTTGATGGAGATGTAACACAGTTTGGTAAAACAGGTAACACACTTAAAAAATATAAGTTTGTTGGTTTGTTCCCTACTGACCTTACTCCAATC